ATTAATATCATTGCAATTATCACTAAAAATGCAATTATTGCAATTATTGCAATGGCCTTTGATAGATCCATATAATTATTTTTGTCATTTTTTTTATTTTTTGGAGTTCCAGAATCTTGAACCAATGTTTCATAATCATTGCCATTTACAGTGAAAGAACCAGAACCAGAACCAGAACTAGGATCGGAACCAGGATCGGAACCAGAACCAGAACTAGAACCAGAACTAGAACCAGAACCAGAATCGGAACAACTACTTTGACAATTTGTAGTATTTTTAATTGTATTAGAACTGGAATTGTCATCTGCCAATGCTGCAGTTATTTGGATATTTTTTGTTTCACAATAAGAGCAAAGTTCGACATCTTCACATTTATCTTTGCGTAAATCATCTCCGATATATTTATAAATTGGATATGTTTGGTCTTTAGAACAATCAAAAGTAATTGGACAAAACCCGGTAGATGCTTGGCAAGAACATTCATTATTTACTACTGTATTGCCTTTTGAAAGCAATCCTGCATAGTAAAAATTAAAATTACGCAATCCGCAATAATTATTAAAAGTTGAAACAGATGTGGATAATATTTCCCCGCTAATATCTGGATTTGCATTTTTAGGAGAACTATATAACATACATTCCCGGCAAGCAGAATTGTTTTGGTCTCCAGGTGCTGGGTTGTAATTAAAAACTCCTTTATCAGAATCATATGAAACCATAGAATCGGTTTGAATACCGCAATAGTAAATTACATAAATCCATTCCAAGTTGTAAATTCCATTTATTGGATCAAATTTTGTAATTCGATAGTTGGAAGTTTTCATTTCATCATCATATGTTCCCAATATCAAACCCCGAGTTATCATTGTAGATGATTTTTTAATAAAATTATATATTTTTGACAATGGTGTAATTAAGTTAGTTTTTTTCTTTGCCAATTCCGGAGTTGGTATAACTTTCCATGGATTGTTTTTATAATTGTTATTTAATTGGATATTTTTACTGGAATTGTCCCAACTTTGGGAAATATCATCTTTAATTTGCTGTATATCCGACCAATCTATTTTACCAGTAATTGGGTCATATGAATCAATTGCACGTTTAGAATCGTTCCGGGCATTGTAAAAATATGGATTTAAAAAGATTTCCGGAATTACATGGTCATTTACTGGTTGGACATATTTTTTATAAAAATCAGGAGTTGTACGAACTGCAACTTTAATTCCTGATACTGCACCACAAAACATTCCAGCAGTATTGCCAGCTTTGACTCTTTGTATTGAAGAATAAAAGTCGGAAGATTTTCCAATACTACTATATATATCTTGATCATTAGATGCGATTTTCATACTATTTGGTTGGTTTGTTCCTAATGTGTGAAATGCTCCATTTTGTTCGGATGCTTTATCATATGTTAAAGGCAAAGAATTGTAATGTTCCGAACTATTATTTTTAGATCCAATTTTATGTTCATTAAATTCAAAATTGTATATTTTTAATCTGTAATCGGATCCTTTTATCAATTTACCACCTTCATGATACTTGCCTGGTTCTAAATAAATTGATTTATATGCATCTATATCTTCAACACTATGATTCATCATATTATACCATTCTTGCGTATATTCGGCCTGATAAAATCCTTGTACTTCCATATGTGGCGGTACATATAATGATTTAAAACCAGATTGGGATATATCATTTTTATCAACATTTGGAATATTTTCATTTAATGCATTGTTATTAAGAAATGGACTACTTGTACTTGTCCAATCATTGAATAAATCAAATACCATTGAAACTGGAGATGCCGGACATGGCGAATAATACGAACTACCTCGACCTTTTACTACATCATAGTCGGTATTGTATCCTGGCCGAATATTCCAATAAGTTGGATCCGAACTAGGACGGAACTCTTTATCTAGAACCAATTCATTGCCAGATATTTTGTTTCCAATAAACCAAAAAGTTGCATCAATCCATAGTGTTTTTGTATTCGGATCAAACACATAATAGTAAAATACAGTATTTCCATATTTATAACTTGTAGAAGTTGCAGTTTTAAATGTTTCTTCTTCAAACATGTAAACATTTTCACTATAACTATGGATCCGGCAATATGAATTTCCGTTATTTTTATAATAAGAATCTGGATTTATTGAATCAGCATCAAATTTAATTCGATAAAACCAACCTGATAAAAATGGACTGTTTTTATAAGGACAATCTGGAATCAAACTTGGATCTGGTAGTGCATTTAAATTGAGTTCGGATTTATTTTCTTTATAAACCGAGTTTCTTGGAATAGTTGCATTTCGGCCATTTGTGACACCAAGAAATAAATTTGTAAAAGGTTGGGGTCCGCAATAATTTAGGGCAAATTCTATATTTCCACATAAAACTACTTTTCGTCCGTGATTTTGTACAGCCACCCGTTTTAACATATAATTATTCCAAAGGTCTCCCATTGTATTAGTATATTGGGTTGAATTATTATTTTGGATACTAAATAACCCACCGTCATCTTGATAAATTTCATCTAAACCAAAATTTTCATAAAGTGTAACACCTCTTTCACCAATTGGAACTCCTCTGGAACCACTTGCTTCATTTTGATCTAAACCAGTATGATCCCGGTTGTTAAAAAACGGATCATTTAAAGACCAATTAGTATCTTGCGAAGTTGCATGTAGGCAAGTATTAATACATGTAGTAGTTCTATCATTGGGGTGTAAAAATTTCCCTTTAATAGAATTACCATTTCCATCAATACTATTACAACCATTAATTACTAAATTGATTTTATCATTACATTTATTATTATACAATAAATTTTTAGAATCACCAGGATTTGACATTTTTAATAAGGATAAAAATTAATATTAATTTTTGTTTTTAATATTAAAAATGGATTTGATATTTTCCAATAAAACCAATAATACGGTTACTATATTTGGATCAGATAACAAATATAACCGGGGATATATATTTGGATTATTGCCAAAATTATACCAAATCTTGGAAAAAATACAAAAGTCTCATACTAGTTTGGTGCATTTGACAGAAGAAGAAAGGTTGGAATGGATACAAGAAATTTTAGTTTATATTAAAAACAACTTTCAACCTGAAATTAAATATATTACTACATTGGATCCAAATACTTCGGATTCTTATAGTGATTATGAAATACCCAATTATTTTTATTCTATTAGTTATGTCATGCAAAAAGATAAATTTACTATTTCATTAGATATCCGGGATAACTTTTTAGATTATTCCAAATTATCCGATAAAGGGTATGTTGCATCAGTAGTATATTACTTGGCAACTGATTTAAATGACCTTCCTGGGACATTATATGAAGAAAATGAATACCAACTTGCCCTTCCTTGGATATTAAAAATCAGGCCATTTTCATATATAAATATTTCAACTAACGATTTTATCAAATATGCATATAATAAAATTAATGTGTTTAAAGTATCATCGGATGAAGATACTACTAATTATGGTAAATACATATTGGCGCTTTTTATATTTTTAATAATAACAGTATTATTAATTTCTATTGGCACAATGGGAGTTATAATATTAAATTCAAAAAGGTATTCTGTTAAAAAAAAAATGAATAATTATAAATACAATAAAGATTAATTATGATAAAAGTTGTTTATTATTCTCAGTTAGATACTTACGTTACCGAAAATATAAATAACAAATTTGGTATTTCCATTTATGAATTATTTAATTATCATAGTAATATAAAATATAATTTTGTCAATGAAATTGATGATTTTGAAAAATTAGAGGATATTATAAAAACAACTTTTAAAAACATTAATAAACAATCAAGCAAAAAAAAATGTTTTAATATTGACGTTAATAAAAGTGTTCACAAGTATTTTTCGTACAAATTGTTAGAAATTATACAAAAATACAACGATAACAATATTGACATTGATTTATCTATAAATCATGGAGTATTTTATATTAAAAACAACTTTAAATTCAATAGTGTAACTGTCGATGGGACTATGTATATAGACAAATATATAGATTGTAAAAATCTTCAATTGCATGATGCGACTATTTTAAACAATTTTAATGTAAAAGCAGTTATTCATATCCCATTTTTGCATAAACTGTATGTCAATATACCAAAGAAAAAAAATTGTTTTTATGATTTTCATATTGATACACTAAAAGTTGGCAAAAGAAGAATGGTTTTACAAAATATTCAAAATATTATGATAAATGAATGTGTCAATGACAATAATAAACTTGTTGATATTAAAGACTCCAATATTTTTGTTGGTCCGACTCATATATTTGATTTTATAAATAAAAATAAAATTAACCAACAGAAATCTGCTTATAAAAACATAGGGTTTCTCCTGAAAAAATAACCAACTAATTAATTAATCAATTATTTTTTTTGTTCTTTATTTTTTATTTTTTTATTTTTTATTTTTTATTTTTTATTTTTTTTGTTCTTTGTTCATTCCGGCAAACATATCTTGGACTTCTTTCATCATTTTCTCTACTTCGTTCTCAACATTTGTATCCGAAGTTGGCTCTGAAGTTGACTCAGTTGGCTGTTTATCTGTTTTACCAACTGCATTTTCCATCATTTTATTTGTTTCTATTTTTAATTTCTTTTGAACAAAATCAAGCACATTTTCATCAGATAATAAATTAAATTTTGGATTTTCTTTTAAAACATCTTCCAATGGTCGGTCTTGGATATGCAACATTTGGTTTTGATATATTAAAATATCATATTCTTTTATATTGATTTTCTTAATACATCCAACTTTCATATGTACATCAGTTAATACAATTATATCATCAAAATCTGTAATTTTAAAATTATCAATTTTGGTCATATCAACATATTTATTAAACTGGGTTTTAATTTCACTACACTGAATAAAATTAATATATTCTTGAACATCTAATTTATAATCACCAGATACTATATCTTTACTTAATGTAAATAATAAATTGTTTTTTTTTAAAACGGATAAAAATTCCATCTTTTTATTAAACAGAATATATATTTACTAAACAATTTTTAATCCTTTTAAGAATTCCAAGTTTTTAATTTTATTTTGATCATTTAAAACATGCGATCGGAACTTGGTAACATGTTTGTCTTCAATAGGAGATTTCCGGTATTGTTTATATGATATGCCAACTAATCGGGATGTTATATAATACAATGAATATGCACCACATTCAGTATCACTTCTTTGATGTACAACATTAGTTGCATTTACTGCTATACATTTACGGCCAGTGTACTTGGATATTGTATTTGCAGCTTTTTCCATCCAACTAAACACTTCCGGTGGAGCATTTCTTCCACTAGAATTAAAATATTCAATAGTATTATGTTCGCCTCTAAAATCTCCAAATATTGCAACCCAATGTCCAACTTTGGTCAAATTATCAGTTGTTTTAAGAGTATTTAATACACACCCAAATGTTTTAATTTCGCCTGATTTTATTTTTTCCAAGTTTTCAGGTTTAAGAATATCGGTAAGAGTTGAATCAAAGGTATAGTTGGGATTCATAAAATCAAAAAGTTGGACTTTGCATGGATAAAATGTCGGATCATATTTATGCAAATGTTGGACAACATTATCTTCTACAAAATTGTTAAAATAACTAGTATCGGTCGGCCCAATTGGTTTGTAATTATCCAATTCTTTGAGAATAGTTTCCCTGCCAAGTTCCAGTATAATTTCCGGATGAAGTAATATATTTAATTCTTCAATATCACCCGGCGTATCATTTAAAACATTATTAATCATTAAATTATTAAATTTTGGAACTCCGGCCAATGTTTTTATTTTCTTCTTTGTTTCATCGCTCATGCAACTTTGGCCGGGTTTTTTATTATACGAACAAGCACAATTCCTTTTCAAATTCGGTTCATTCATTATTTATTTAATACTATAAAATATAATATGATAATTAAATTATAATGCAACTGGTACATTTTGTAAATTCGGAAAATGAAAGAATAATTCCGGTAAAAGATGATGAAATTTACAAAATGAAAGAATTACAAAAAAAAACCATTATTACAAATTGTGAATTTTTTAAAAACATAGGATATTTAAAATCTTGCAAAATGATTATACATTCTGAAGATCAAACACAAGATAATAGAAAACAGTCTAAATTAAATTCTAATGTGGTATTTAATTCTGGATTATTGTCTATTTTAATGAATATCAATAAGACTAATGATGATGATATTGTTATTATTGGAACCCAAGGTTTTTTAGACAAATGTTATAATATAGTATATTTAATTCAAAATAGATTTCCAACTATTACATCAATTCATATTTAATATCATAAAAATTGCCAATATTATCAATGGTTCCAATTTCATCATTAATAAGAATATTACCACAAAATTTGATATGTTTAATATTATCATGCTTATTAATAATATTGTCATTATCTGTATGCATACAAGTATTATTATCAACATATAAATACATTATATTATTATTGTTTTC